TTCAGACTTGCTGTTGCGGAAGCGGTGCAAACAAGTGATAGGAAACTTCCTATTGAGCCGTATCTTATGGGCTACTGGCTTGGAAACGGAAATGCCGTCAAGCCTGAAATCACAGTTCAGACCTGTGATATTCCGGGTGTGCTTTCAAAAATACTGCCGTCCTATCCAAATATGACTTCATGGAATAATATCGGAAATAGTGTTGTTTTTAGAATCCCGGAATTGAAAGCAATACTGCTTAAAAGCTTTCACGACAAGGAAATTCCTACCCAATATCTCCGTTCTTCGTATTATCAGAGACTGGAACTTTTGCAGGGACTTATGAATTCTGACGGTGCAATCAGCACGCTAAAAGGTCAGGCAATATACACCTCCACAGAACGAAAACTCGCTGAAAGTGTCAGCGAACTTTTATGGAGTCTTGGGATAAAAAATGCTATCACAACTGCGGTCAGCACGCAGAGAGCCGATTGGAATCTGCCAAGTACGGAGTGTGGGAGAATCGAAACCGGAGAAACTTTGTACTATGTAAAATTTACCGCCTTTGATGATATTTCCATAGTCGGGCTGAGAAGAAAAGCTCATAATCAAGTGCCACGAAATCCTGCGACACGCAGTCATTTCCGTTACATCGACAAAATCGAAAAAATAGAAAATCGTGGAATGCAGTGCATTCAGGTTGACAGTCCGTCACAACAGCGAGCTTGCGGCAGCGGTTGCTCTTCTGTTAACCTGTGGGGACGGAGAACAACGTGCCGAGGTTTACGGCTGTGCAGCCGATAGACAACAGGCGTCTATTGTTTTTGAAGTTGCCGCAGATATGGTGCGTATGTGTCCGGCTCTCAACAAGAGGGTCAAAATTTTAACCGCACAAAAGAGAATTATTTATCAGCCGACAAACAGCTTCTATCAGATTCTTTCCTCGGAAGCCTACTCAAAACACGGTTTTAATATTCACGGCGTTGTGATGGATGAACTTCATACACAACCTAACCGAAAACTCTACGATGTCATGACCAAAGGCTCCGGTGACGCAAGAATGCAGCCGCTGTATTTTCTGATTACAACAGCCGGAACGGATACAAATTCAATCTGTTATGAGGTGCATCAGAAAGCAAAGGATATCATTGAGGGGCGTAAAATCGACCCGACATTTTACCCTGTGATTTATGGTGCAGATGAAAACGAGGATTGGACTTCACCGACGGTCTGGAAAAAGGCAAATCCGTCTCTCGGAATTACCGTGGGACTGGATAAGGTTCAGGCTGCCTGCGACTCCGCAAGGCAGAATCCCGGTGAGGAAAATGCATTCCGTCAGTTGCGATTGAACCAGTGGGTAAAACAGTCAGTCCGCTGGATGCCCATGAAAAAATGGGACGCTTGCAATTTTACGGTAAGCCCAGAAGAACTGAAAGGGCGTGTATGCTATGGCGGACTTGACCTTTCATCGACTACCGATATAACGGCATTTGTGCTGGTGTTCCCACCGACCGCAGATGATGATAAATATTACATTCTGCCGTATTTTTGGCTGCCGGAAGAAACCCTTGAATTACGTGTACGTCGTGACCATGTTCCCTATGATGTCTGGGAACGTCAAGGGCATATCATGACAACCGAGGGCAATGTGGTACATTACGGTTTCATTGAACAATTCATCGACGACCTCGGAAAGTATTTCAATATCCGTGAAATTGCCTTTGACCGTTGGGGTGCTGTGCAGATGTCGCAGAATCTTGAGGGACTGGGATTTACCCTCGTTCAGTTCGGTCAGGGATTCAAAGACATGAGCCCTCCTACGAAAGAACTGATGAAATTGACCCTTGAGAAAAAACTCGCCCACGGCGGTCAACCCGTCCTACGCTGGATGATGGATAATATCTTCATTCGCCGTGACCCTGCCGGAAATATCAAGCCGGACAAGGAAAAATCCACGGAGAAAATTGACGGTGCGGTGGCGTTGATTATGGCGCTTGACCGTGCAATTCGGTGTGGTTCTGGTGACTCCGGAGCGAGTGTTTATGATGAAAGACCGCTTTTTGTGATGTAACATTTGCGTCAACCATAAAGAAAGACAGCCTTCTGCCAAAATAGAAGGCTGCCTCTGTTGATTGATTATTGTGCAGTTTGCGCAGTTAAAGTTAATCCAAGCGGTTTCATAATTCTGATTAGCGTTTCAAGATTGGGAACAGTCTTGCAGGATTCAATCCTTGCAATGGACGACTGTGGCATATGACATAAATCTGCAAGCTGCCTTTGAGAATAACCAAGAGCATTACGCTGTTCAATCAGTGTAGCGATAATCGCTGCAACAGTTTCCATTTCTTCAATGTCAGCTTTTCCGTTAGAATCGACAGCTTTGACATGTTCTTTATAATCGTTCCAAGTTCTCATAAATCATTTCCCCTTTCTGGACAAGTAATCATCACGTTCAGCCTTTGCTTTTTCGATTTCCCGTTTCGGCGTTTTTTGAGACTTTTTTCTGAAATGGTGCAGCAAGACAAATGTATCATTGCAGTAATAGAAATAGAATACACGGTTATTCCCAGGGCGCAACTCCCATATATCTTCTTCTATATGCTTGGTAATATTTTGAGGAAGTTTCGTTCCACTTCGTTGTAGCAATTCAATGTGAAGCATAAGCTGATTATATTGTATTCTTGCATCTTTGCTTTTATCAGACTTATTTCGCATTTCCTCAAGAAAATCCCAGACATCAGAGTCACCATTTTCTTTTTCGTAAAATTCAATTTGATACATTTTTATTTTCTCCATAGATATATCTTCTATTACTATGATAGCACAAATGCTATCAAAAGTCAATAGCAAATCAAAAAAAGAGGAGTGATTTTATGAGCATTTTCAGCGGACTTTTTCACAGCCGTGACAAGCCAAAGAACAGCTACGACAGCCCGTCCTACAGTTATTTTTTCGGTCGGACAAACAGCGGAAAACGAGTCAATGACAGAACAGCAATGCAGCATACCGCCGTGTATGCCTGCGTAAGGGTGCTGTCGGAGGCGATTGCACAGCTTCCGCTGCACGTCTATCAGTACACCGATAAAGGAAAAGAGCGAGTTCCACAGCATCCGCTCTATTTTTTGCTGCACGACCAACCAAATCCGGAAATGACCTCATTTGTTTTCCGGGAAACGCTAATGAGTCACCTTCTGATTTACGGCAACGCTTATGCACAAATTATCCGCAACGGCAGAGGTGATGTCATCGGTTTGTATCCGCTGATGCCTGACAAGGTCAAGGTTGACCGTGATGAGAAAAATCGCCTGATATACATTTACAGTCGATACGATGAGGCTAACCCGAACTTGAAAAGTCAGGGTGATATTGTTCTCCGTTCAGAAGATGTGCTGCATATTCCGGGTCTTGGATACGATGGGCTTGTGGGTTATTCTCCGATTGCAATGGCGAAAAATGCACTTGGTCTGGCAATTGCCTGTGACGAATACGGGGCAACGTTTTTTGCAAATGGTGCAAGCCCCAGTGGTGTGTTGGAACATCCGGGAGTGATTAAAAATCCCGAAAGAGTCAGGGATGCTTGGCAGCGTGCCTATGGTTCAGGAAATGCCCACCGCACTTGCGTGCTGGAGGAAGGCATGAAATACACACCGATTTCCATCCCCAACAACGAGGCACAGTTCCTTGAAACAAGAAAATTTCAGATTGAAGAAATTGCACGTTTGTATCGTGTACCTTTGCATATGATTGGCGACCTCGATCATGCGACATTTTCGAACGTAGAACATTTGTCGCTGGATTTTGTGAAGTATTCCCTTGACCCGTGGATTGTCCGCTGGGAACAGGGCCTGCAAAAAGCGTTGCTCTCAGATAACGAAAAGGGAAAGTATTTCGTCAAATTCAATGTAGACGGTCTGCTTCGTGGGGATTATGCTTCCCGAATGCAGGGATATAGCGTTGGTATTCAAAATGGTTTCTTATGTCCGAACGATGTAAGAGAGTTTGAAAATATGAATCTAATTCCCGATGAAAAAGGTGGTTTCACATATATGGTGAACGGTTCG